GCGTCAGTAGAGCCATTACCTAGCTCAGATACGATTCTTGCAGGTACTACAAATTCGCCGTCGGCCAAACGAGCAGGTTGCCCCTTGCCTATGGTAGCAGGGATAGAGTCAGAAACACCATCGCCGGGGCCACGAAGCAAACGACCACCATCAGAATAGCTACCAAGATTGTATTGGTCGGTAGAGCCACCATCTGCATAAATTTTTGCGGGATGNAAATTAAATTTGCCTGTTGCTTTTGAAAAGAATGAAGGATGNGCAGAACCACCCATAGCCATTCCCATGAGCCCGCCATTAGCACCGTGGACAGCAGCAAACTGTTCTGCGGTATCAGCAACAACGTTACCTTTTTCATCGTAATAACGACCATCGGAACCAAAATAGAAACCGGGGTAGTCCGCTAATTGAGTTGCGTTTCTAGGGGGCGCGCCATTTGCAACAGGGATTGAAATAGTTTTACTACTTAAACTAGGCGCTGCACCAGAAGCGGCAGCGGATGCAGCATCTGCATTTGCGGCGGCGTTATAAGCAGAGTTAAGTGTCAATTTATGTGTTTTGGAATCCACAAACCATTGTCGTGTGCTGGGTATAGTTGCTGATTGAGGAATACCCAAAACCGATTCGCTATAGGGCTGCATAATTTGCCCCGTAGAAGTTGAAGGTACAGTTGGATAATTTGCACCTTGAGCGCCAGACAAATAGTCAAATGCTGCTTTAGAGCCACCAGATAATTTATTGTACCTAGCGTTGAACTCATCCATTGTTGTCGGTGCTTTTGGCACATACCCAGTATTGCCCCCACCCGCAGTGTAAGTATCCACAACATTACCCATACCAGTAAACCCGTTAACAGGTATACCGGGGATACGTGGAGACTCAGTAATTGTGCCATTAGGATTAACAACTGTCCCACCACCAACAACACCCGCACCTGTATTACCGCCAACACCAGGTTTTAAAGTAGCTGCAGGTGCTGTATTTATGGATGTTGGTGTTGTAACTGTTGGTGTAACCGTTGTTGTAGGCTTAACTACTGTAGGTACAACTGCCTTAGACGCATATTTACCATTAGGATTAACAGCATCATACAATGCTTGAACTTCAGCCGTTGACATATTGACAGCTTTACCCATTGTGGTGGGATCAACGTTCCATAAATCCATTTCTTTAGCAATTTGCATATTTGCTGGCATGTTAGTAGCCGTATTAGGGCCACCGCTGGTATTTTGCGCCGTTACAACCGCATTTCTAATGTCTGTAAGAGCGCCTGTTGATGGGTTTGCACCCAAAGATTTATCAAAATTACTAACATTTGCCAATGTTGGATTAGACAATGCTGATACTGAATATGGATTTGCACTTGACTTCATGTAGGCGGCATATGCCGTAGGATCCATGTGTGCTTGCGCCAATGCTGCATTAACCGCATTTGGGTTTGATAAGTCAATACCGCTTGTTTGAATATAGTTGGTAACTTGGTCGGGCGTATAAGATGTGTAATTGGGTAAAGCAGCTTGAGCTGTGGTTGCTGCAGGGCTTCCATTGACATACAAACCCGGTGTCTCTGTTCCGCCCTGTACTATATTTTGAGCGTTTTGTACCGCCATTTGGCCCGCTTGTGCAGGTGTTGCTGCGCCCATAGACCTATCAAGAGCCGCTAATCCAGCAGGTGCATAACCCGCAGCCGCTACTGCAGCAGGGTCGGCATGGAATTCTTGTGTAGCCGCAGCAACATTAGCATTGGGATTAGCCGCAAAATAAGATTGAATTTGTTCTGGTGTATAGGATGTGTATCCACCATCGTCAAAATGTGCAACACCGCCTTCAGCCATGTTTTGTGGTTGATTTGTATTAGAAAGATTTGCGCCAATTGTGGAATGCAAGTCTACCGCAGGTTGCATCTGAGCGTAGTTAAATTGCCCCGGGGCCATACCCATTAACCCACCATCAGCGGCGGTTATGTATCTCGAAAGATCAGCATTGTTGCGTTCATCAGCATAAGTACGACCGCCCCATTGGTCGGCAGGGACTTTACTTACATCATAAACTTCTTTGGTGTATGGGTTAACCATCTTAGTCTGCACATATGCAGTAGGATTTTTACTAGGCATAGGCGTAGTTGTTTGTGGCGCAGCCAACATAGGAGCTGCAGCCATTAAACCTTTTTGCGCTAACCCCATACCGCCGCCCATTTGTTTTACAAAACCTGAAGGGTCGTTGTACGCAGATTGAATTCCAGAACCTAATGTACTCATAGGCCCTGCTTTAGCTACCGCATTTGTTGCAGCTTCGTGAGCGGCAAGAGCTTCATCTCCTACGTTAGTTCCTGCTGTAGAAAGCGCATTAGCTCCTGCAGCTTCACCTATAGCATTAGCACCAGCGCCCATTAGCCCGCCAGTTAATCCAGCGCCACCATAAGCACCCAGTCCAGCCATTAAACCTTTGCCAATATCTCCGGTACGAGCAGTTTGTATACCCCCTACAATTCCGGCAGCTGTCATGGGGTCAATCATGCCACCTGAAAAATAAGTAAGTCCAGCGCCAATAATAGTTGGCATCAAGTTATCTAAAAACCCAGCTTCAGGGAGTCCAGTGTGTGGGTTAATAGTTAATGAGCCACCATGCGCTTGAGCAAGCTGCTGCAAACCGCCAACTTCATTGGGGGTCATGTGAACCAACATCTTGTCGTTGCCACGACCGTGTTGAGCTAAGTGATTTGCTATGTTCTGGAGACTCATATTTTCCCCGTAAATAAGTTGAAGTTTAACATATTAGCCCACTTTCCAGTTAGTTCCGTTTGAGAATACAGGCACAGTGTTTGTACCCCCAGCAGCAACTGTTGCGTTAAAAGTAGTAACAGACGAATCTGATACAAAAGTCCGTATCCCAGCGCCTACTACAGCAGGGTCAGGTAAGTTGGCCACAGTGTATATATTAGAACTCGTTATGTAAGTGTTAACTAACACACTTAAAACAGTTGTCAGCTCATTAAAATACAAGCGCAAGATGTTTGAAAACTGATCTTGATACCTGCGTTCATACTGTTCCGTACCTAAAGGCAGGCTTGGTGCGGCAGGGGTTGTGATTGTTGTGCGTGCCATTATCTGCGTCCGTCAGGTCTAATGTCTAGCCTCGGGGCACCCAACTGCCAAGTCGTACCAACTTTGTTGGATTCCATCTTAATAATAAGCTGTCGGCCACGCACCCTTGTGTAAACCTCACCCGTAAAGGTTGTTGGATTAGCGCTCAAGTTAATGCTTTGAACACCATTCGCTCGTGGGTTATTTGTACCTGAGCCTGAGCTATACATGGGATACAGCGTCATGGTGGCTTCAGGTGTTGTCCCGTCCGTTGAGCCTTCAAATGTCAAATCAGGGAGAATTCTCCACACAAAAGAAAAATTATGGCCATCGCCAATATCAAACTCGGAAGAAGAAATATATGCGTCAATAGGCGCCGCAGTACCTGTTTCGTTGTCATCAACGCCGCTCTCCTGATAAACCAGACGATTATTAACCGTAGCTCCAATTGGGCTGACATACAAACCGGAATCTATCCATGCAGTTCTGGCCATTGTGCCGTAGTACCAAACTTTTTCAAGGTAGTTGTAGACCACATAGCTATCTATTGTCATGCTATTTGCAGAACAATAAAACCACCATACTTCATTAAACGCTTCTACAGTGCTACCAAAAACTTGTTGGTTTTGAGACTGATTGATATTATTAAAAACAAATTTACGTAAATCACAATCAAGCGTTTGAACTCGGCCATCATACAAGTAAAACTTTTCTTTACCCATCCAGTAAACAATACCAGACGCAAGAGCCGCAGCATTCTGCCCCATGATGGAGATGTTATCCCCAAGAAGCTGGGTTTTCCAGTAGTAAGGAGCGCCCACATACTGCATAGAGTACAGCGCTTGATCGGTAAAGATCACGATCTCTTGACGAGTTTGGATGGCTGTTTGAATTTGTGAGCCGTGGGACAAGCGGATACTACCCGCTTGATTGGTTGCATCAGGAGTCCACTCGTAGGGGTTTTCTTGGTCTGACCAACGAATCAGCATAGGATCAAGCGTGGTTGAGCCGTAGTCATTGCACCCAAATACAATTGCAAACCGAGAGGTATCGGACACAATAATATAGTCTTGCTTAACGGGCACATCCACCAAATTGGATATATAACATGACGAGCCTGTAGAAGATGTATTGACTACAGCGCCGCCGCTATCAAGAAGATTGGCTGTCACACCTTGCACGTTAAACAAATAGTATGTTGTGCCCGCAGTAACGCCTGATGGCATAGAGCCTGTGGTATTGAACTGAACGGCTGTGCCTTCAGTCAAAGGAATTGTGTAAGTTACAACAGTTGGAGATGCGTTGGTAAACGTAACCGAACCGCCCAAACTGGACAGCAAAATACCTCTTGTGTTTACACCGCCAGAAGCTTTCCAATAGTAGAGTCCTGCACCACGAGGGCCAAAGAGCAAGTTTTCACCAAAGTTATAGGCGTTCCATAACTGCAAATTATTAGTTACTGCTGTACCATTCCCCCAAGTACCCGTATTCCATTGACCAGCACCCCAACCATTAAAAGGTGTTTGAGTAGCTGGGCCGGTGTTAACTTGGTATTGAGCTACAACTGCGCTACCACCACCCGGTGAGCCTGAAACATCTGTTGAATTGGCTGTAGCAGTAGCAACAAACGTATACGAATTTGCGTTTGTAACAGTAACTTGGTATTCTTGATTTAATACACCAGCAGTAATATTCCCACCCAACCCTGTAGCCCCGCTAAATTTTACAAAATCTCCAGTAATAGCACCATGAGCAGTTGCAGAAACTGTAATTACTGAGCTTGTATTAGCAGCGGTAAAAGGATTGTTGGCTAAAGTTGTAGTAGCGCGTATGGGCGTAATATCAAAATAATCAGTACCATAAGTTATATAAAATTTTAAATTTGTGCCAACCGCCAAATAAATAGTATTACCTAAGTTAACCCAGTTCCAAAGCAGTCGGCATAC